TACATATACATTTAAAATTGCTAATACATCTGTTACTAATTCTTCTTCCGGTTCTTTTTTTTCTTTTTTATTTAAAATTATTATTTTTCCATTTGAATATTAACGGTATAATATCTAAATAGTGTGTTGAACTGTCATCAGTTTCAATATTATTATTTTGTAATTTTAAGTTTTCAAATATAATATTAGGATATTTTGAATTAAAAAGAGATTTTCTTTTATGTAATTCTTTGTTCTTTATTAAATTTTTCTTCAAATGTTATAAAAATCATATATAATTTATAAAATTGTGTTTTTAAATAAAAAAATATAATTTATTAATAGTAATATATGGAAACATCATATTCAATAGGGCGTGTATTATTATTAACATATTTATTTTTGATGTCACCTTATACATCAAATTTATTTTCTAATTCATTAAAGAGTAAAATAGAGGATAGTAGAATGGCACAACATTTGATATTATTAATATTGATAATAACATTATTGGTAATGTTTGGAAATCCAATTAATTTGGAGGTAAATAAGAATGAAATATTAAATACTGTAATTGTTGGATTTGTAGTATATATATTTTTTATCTTGACAACAAAATTAAATTATATGTATAATATATCAATATTAATAATTTTAGTGATATATTTTTTATATGAAAGTCATAAAATAACTGAATATAAAAATGTAATAAATGATGATAATATTAATAATGAAAAGAAGAATGTAATATTAAGTGAATATGATAATATTAATAATTATTTATTAACAGGAATATTAGGTATAACTATATTTGGAACAGTTATGTATTATAATGAAAAAAATAATAAATACGGTCAAATGGGTGGTGGTAATCAATTTACATTAGAAAAATTTTGGTTTAATTAGAATGGAGCATAATTAGTAAATTCACCAGAATCTAAATTTCTAAATGTTTCTTTTTTATTTATTGAATTATTATCAATTGAAATAATTTGGTTGTTATTTTCATTGAAAGAAACTTTTTTTTGTTTTTTAATTTTATTTAATTTTTTAGTATATTTTGTATCGAATTTAATAATTAAATTTGATACTAATGTTGTATATTTTGTATCATAAGGAAATTTATTTGGCATTTTTTTAACTTTTTTTAAATATACATCAATATTTGGTGATTTTTGATATATTTTATTTAAATATGATACTATTTTTAACATTTCAGGTTGTGATAATTTTGTTGGAATATTTTCTAATACTTTCATAACATCATTAATAACATTATTATCTTTAATATCAGAGACAAAATAATCATCTATTTTATTTTCATTATTAATTGGATTTTTATCAATATTTGGTTTTTTTTCCACCATTATATTTTCACATAATTTTTCACCTTTTTTTATTATGTAAATATCATAATGATAAATAAAAAAAAATACAATAATTATTATTATTGTTATTACTAAATAAGTATTTTTTAAATTCATATATAATATATTAATAAAATTTTGTGAAAAAATAATAATTATAAAATAAATAAATATAATATATGGAAAATAACAATTATTTATTTTGGATTACTTGTTTTTTATTTATAATTACAGGCTTATATATATATGATATGTTTTACAAAGAAAAAAATGTAAAAAAAGAAAAAAATATAAAAAAAGAAAAAAATATTAATAAAGAATTAAATAATAAACAAAAAAATAAACAAAATGAAAATAATGATATTTTTAGTATAGATGATTTAAATAATAATTCATTAAATGAATTAGATAGTATGGTTAAAAATATTATATAATTTATATTATTGAAAATTATATTATAATATATTATATTATATAATGGCTGATTGTTGTGATAAAACTGAAACATGCTCTTTATCATTATCTGATATTATTAATTGTATGACTGAAGAAAATTGTAATAATAACAATTATTATTACACAAGTTCTTGTTGTGACACAAGCACTGAATGTTATCAAACAACAGAACCTTGTGATGATGATTGTAATACTGATTGTTGTGAAACTAATAGTTGTGATAATAACTGTAACCCTTGTAATGAAACTAATAATTGTGATGAAAATCAAACTATGGATTGTAATTATTGTAATACAAAATGTAAAAAATGTGTATCAACTAAACAAACTTGCGAAGCAATATGCTCTAACTATAACTTATATAAAGATTGCATTATTGCTAATAATGAAGCTCTTGTTATTTTAGAATTTATTTTAAATAAAGTTAGAGATGCTATGCCGGTTATTATTACAAGAAATGCTTGTGAATATACAATTAAAGAAAATATTTGTTTTATTGAAAAATTCTTTGACAGTGTTTTATGTGTTGCTTCATCAAACAATATTTGCAATAAAATTGTTGTTAAGACTTGTAAGATAAAGAATGATTGTAATAAAATTGATAATCGTATTTATGAAATTGGACTTTATTATCAAACTTGTGTTGGTAATAAAGATTTTTGTTATACATTTCAATGGAAAAGATTAACAGCTAATACTACTCTTTCTTATAAAAATATTGTTGCTATTATTATTAAAGAACTTGAAGCTGATATTATTCAACTTAAGGCTGAAAATACAGGTGTATTTTTTGCTTCTTAATTTATTTATTCATTCTTTAATAAATAATAATACTTAAAAACAAAATAGTAATTATTATTAATAATGTCTAAAGTAATTTCTAATTTAACATTTAATGATTTTGGTTCAAAAAGTCAAATAAAGAGAAAATTAAAAGCTTATTTAGAAGACAGGGGATTAAATAATTATAAAGTAAGTAATTTTCCTATGTTAATTTCATTATCATTGGTTATGTTATTAGAAGATTTATTTACAGATTGTATTCCATATATTGAAAAAAATTCAAAAACTGGTTTATATGTAATTGAAAGTAAATTTTTACCATTGGTATTTAGTAAGTATGAAGTTTTAAATAAATATTTAAAGGGTTATAATTCTCAAATAAGATATGATGGTAATTTATTATTTAATGTTGATAAAGTATATAAAAATTTGGAATATAAAGTTGGTGAAAAAATTATGGTTGAAAATGAAGCTAAAAATTATTTGAATTATTTAATGGTTTGTATTCAGTATGACATTATTAATTTATCCGAAACTATTATTGTTTATAGTGGCAAAAAAACTTTTAATAAAGATGTATTTATGTCTTCATTAAATTATTTATTTACCAATGGTGATTTAATTAAAAGAATTAAATTAAAATTAGATTGTTATACTGTGGAAATGAAAAATAATAATAATGGAAATGAAAGTGATGCAGATGAAATTGAAAATGTTGATGAAACTGAAAATGTTGATGAAACTGAAAATGTTGATGAAACTGAAAATGTTGATGAAACTAAAAATAATTAAAAATATTTAGTGTATTAAGTATTTAAAATTTTTTGTAATATAATTTTAATTTTTTATTAATTAAAATTGTTTTGTGTTTTAAAAATCATTAATTATATTAGAAATGATGGACTTTTTAATTTTATAAGAAATAATTAAATATTTTTTATAAATTCTGTAATTTTTTTATAATCATCATCATTATTTTCAATAATTATTGGTCTATAACTATTATTTTGTATAAAACCTGAACCATATATCATAAAACCAGTAAAATTATTATTTGAATATAAATATATTATATATTTATTATCTTTTATTATAATATTTTGTATATATTTTACATTTATTATATTTTTTGTTAAAACTAAAAATTTTTTCATTAATTTAAAATAAATTTTATTATTTAAATTAATTACATTTTATTATTTAAATTAATTACATTTTATTATAATATTTATATATGATAATATTACTTATAAAATTATTAAAAGATGAATATAGTTTGGATAATCAATTAAAAAGAGAATTACTTATTTTAATTGGAAATTATTATGGTGGATTTTATAGATTGATTTTACCAATTATTGGATGGATTTATATTAAAAAAAATAACTATAATTTAGTAAATAATGATATTGAAAATTATTATAAAACTGAATTAAATCCAATGTTTATAGATTTGTATAACTCTAAAAAAACTAAAAATGATTTTAATTTGTTTTTCAAAGAAGTCAGTAAATACTTTGGAGAAATTGATAATTTTTATACTAAAATAAAAATTGAAAAAATTTGAATATTTTATAAGTTAAAGGAAAAAAGTGTTGGATATTGAAAACGCTTAAAAATATAATATTAAAATATTATGAATTTAGTGTCTCTAAAAACTAAGAATATATTTATTAAAAGTATTTCTTATGGATTTGCATCTGGGTTTTGTGCNGGATGTTTTCCCAATACGCTTGTTATAGAGTTTGAAGATAAAAAATATAAATCTCTACCAATTCCATTAATATCCGGACTGATTTGTTCAACAGGATTAATATTTTCCCCATTATTAATAATAAATTATTTTTACAATGGTATATATTTTGACAAATTAATTGATAAATATAATATCAACATAAAAAGACATCATCAATATGATGGTAAAAATAATAAGTATGCGTTTCCATCATTATTAATTTTAAGTATAAAATTAAACAAAATGCATTAAATTTTTGTGCTATTAAGAATAAATTATATATTTACATTTTAAATGATTTTTATTATAATTTTATTTAAGTTTTATAATCTTCATATTTTATTTTTTTAATATTATAATTTTATATTTTAATAAAAACTAGTCATATTAAATTAATTTTATGATATTTTTTTTTAACTTTTTATAAATTTTGAAAACGTATCACCATTTAATGCTCTTTCTACTATAGAAAAATCTATTATATTTTTTCTTTTAAACTTCATCCATATAATGGTTTTGAAGATAATATAATTGTTATTTCATCTATACTTATTATATTTTTTTTTTTAATTGTTCTATTACATCTGTTTTAATTTATTTTTTAAAGAAGTTAGTAAATACTTTGGAGAAATTAATAATTCTTATACTAAAATAAAAATTGAAAAAATTTGAATATTTTATAAGTTAAAGAAAAAAGTATTAAATATTACAAACGCTTAAAAATGACACAAATTTCACCTCATGTTCGTGAATATTTAGAAAAACAAATAAATAGTCATAATCCCACAATTAATGTTCAAACTTTGAGATTAATTAATACTGAGCTTAGATTGTGCTTACAAATTAATGAAGAAACTACTGATGATAATGAAGCTCCACCATTAATGATTAGATATAATTGTTTAGATAAAGAAATAAATAATATAATTTTAGCAAATCAACCTTTAACTGTCCGCACAATTGAAGATATTATTAACAGGAGAATTGAAATTGATAATAATAACCCATTTAAAAACAGATTTGATAGTTAATAATTTAAAAATATTGATATTAAAAAACTTTTTAATATTTTCACACATCTAAAATATTTATTTAAATTAATGGTTATAATTATTTTATAATGAATGATGATTTAGAATTAATGAATTTAATTAATGAAATTGATAGTGATGATGATACTGTTTCAACAACATCTTATTATTCATCTGATAGTGATTATACAATTGAAGAAGATTATGAAGAAAGAGAAAATCATATAAAATATTTAGATGAAAATGATATTTCTGTATTACAACCAAAAACAATTTTAATAAAATTATATAATTATCAATTGAGGTCATTATATAAAATAATTGAAATGGAAAATACTGGATATATTAAAAATATATATTATGGAAGCGAAAAGTATCATATACGATGTTTAAATAATGAATCTGTGTTATGTAATTTAAAAACAAATATTGGAATTTATAGTGATAAAAAGGGTAAAATATTAACACTAATTAGTTTAATTAAATTAAATAAAAAAATACCTAATTATCCAATAATACAAAAAACAGGTGGTGGGTTAAAGTTATCCAAAAAAATAAATGATAATTTGGTTTTAAATCAAACACTTTTAATTGCTGAACACACTGATGTAAATTTTATTTACAATGAATTTAATAAATATTGTCCTTCTCTTAAAGTATTATTAATTGCAACACAAAAACATTTAGATAATATTGTTATTGGAACTTGGGAAGATGATAATATATGGTCTAAAGAAGGAACTAAAGTTATTAATAAAGAAGAATTAATAAAAGATGAAATTAATAATTATGATGTTATATTAGTTTCACATATTTTATACATAAGATTATATCAATCAACAAAATATTATAAATGGAATAGAGTTATTATTATGAATTGTAATAATTATGAATTACCACAAAATTTAGAATTAAAATTTAATTTTTTATGGTTTTCGATGAGTAATTATATGGAATTATATGATAATAATTGTAAATTTATAAATGATATATTTGGTAAAGAAGAAGATGATATTAAAGCTATTTTAGAATATTTAGTAGTTATTAATAAATAGTTAAAACTAAATTAAAAAAAATTTTGTAAATATATTTAAAAATGAATTATAATTATCAAAATTTAAATAGTGAAGATAAAAAGATATTTCAACCGGAAAATATTAGTATTGAATTATTTGAAACTCAAAAAACAGCGTTATATGCTTTAACAAAATTAGAAGATGATAAGACTATTATTTATAATGAGTATGGAAATATTTATACATTAAATACAAATAAATTAATTTATTGTGATAGAGTTGGTTCTGGTAAAACATTAACTATTATTGGTCTTCAAAGTATTAAAAAAAATGTTTTATTTACAAAAGCTTATGAAAGTTATAATTATTTATCATTTGAGATTACAAATAAAAGACAATATTCTATTAATACTGATTTAGTAATTGTTCCCAATATTTTAATAAATCAATGGAAAGATACTTATAATAATTATTGTTCTAATTTAAGTGTTCTTGTAATAGATAATGAAGAATTATTAAATAAATTATTAATTAGAAATTGGAAAACAGATCATGTGAATTCATTAGGTGAAGTTGTTATGTATATTAATAAAGAACCTAAAATTAATAATAATAAATTAATATTTGAAGAATATGATGTTGTTTTAATGACTGATAAAATATGGTTATTATGTTTTGAAATAATGTATAAAATTTTTTGGAGAAGAGTTATTATAGATGAAGCGGATACAATTCAATATCCTTCTGATGATGTAGTTGATGGAAAGATAATAATATATATAACCGGAACGCCTGATAATATACTAAATTCAAATTCTAATTATTTTTCAAGTGTATTTGATAGTAGAGTATTAATAAATAAGTTAAAAGTATTTAATAATAATGAATATATTAATAAATCAATTAATTTGCACAAACCAAATAGAATAAAAATTAAATGTATAACTCCATTGGAGTTAAATATAATTTATGATATTATTTCTCCTCAAATAATACAAATGATAAATGCTGGCAATAGTGAAGAAGCTTTAAAACAATTAAATTGTGATATGAATACTTCGGATAATATCATTAAAATTTTAGTAAATACTATAGATAAAGAAATTAATGAATTAGAATATGAATTAAAACAAGATTATTCTAATAGTAAAAAGAAAGAAATAAAAGATAAATTAAAACAATTATATCTTAAATCAGAAAAGATTAAATCAAGAATTTTAAATTATAAGGATGAAATGTGTCCTATTTGTTTTGATGAATTTGAAATGCCATGTATAATAAATTGTTGTAATACTTTATTTTGTTCTGATTGTTTGTTATTATCTTCATCAAATAGTAATAAATGTCCTAATTGTTCTTCCATTTTTAATAAAAAGAATATGAAAATTATTAATGATGAAAATAATAAAGTTAATAAAATTTCAGATTTAAATTCTCCAAAAGAAAAAATGCAAGTTATGATTGATATTTTAGAATTAAAAAAAGATAAAAATATTATTATATTTGCAAATTTTGAAAAAACAATAAATAAAATAGAAAATGAACTAAATAATAGAAATATTAAATATGTTTCTTTATCAAAAAATTATGAAATAAATAAAATAGAAGAAAATATTAATAAATACAAAAGTGGAGAATGTAAAATATTGCTTTTAAATGCCAAATATTATGGTGCTGGTTTAAATTTGCAAATAACAAATGATATTATAATATATCATCGTTTTGATAAAGAAACAGAAGACCAAATCATTGGAAGAGCGAACCGTTATGGAAGAACTGAAACATTAAATATTTATTATTTATTGCATAATAATGAAAATAATAATATTAATGATAATTTTAATTTTAATGAAATTGAAAACATTAATTACATTGATTGGATTTTAAATAAATAAGTTAATGTTTTAATTTTAATGAAATTGAAAACATTAATTACATTGATTGGATTTTAAATAAATAAGTTAATGATAAATATGTTGATTATATATTTAATAAATATATAAAACGATTTAAATAATATTTATTTAAATAAAAATTGAAAAATATTTATTTAAATAAATATAATATTAAAATACACAAAAATGGACAATACTTATTTTCAAAATATTGAAATAAATATACAACAAACAAAAACCAATGATAATTCAAAAATTATATATCCAAATAGAGAATTGTTAAAACGAAAAAATATTAAAGGTGAAGAAATTAAAAAAAATTGTGTTTCACAAATTCCTCAAGACACCATTGATAATATGGTAAATAATTCTGCAAAAAAATATATTAAAACAACTGAAAATATTATTCATAAAATAACAAATGGAAAAAGAAAAGGAAAAATTAAATATCAAACTCTTGGATGGAAACAAGCGAAGGAAATTAAATTATACTGTGATAAAAATAATATTAATTGTAATATTATTGAAGATGATAATATTATGCAAAATAAATTAAAAAATATTGGTATTTGGTATGATATTGAAGGTAATATATATGACGATGGAACAAGAGATTATGGTCGTCAATATTTAGATTATAGAAAAATAAAACAACGTGTTGTGTATATTCAAGTTGTTAAATAATTATAATTTAAAAATAATAATAATTTATATTTTAATAAAAATATTTATGTATTTAAATTAAATTTATATTAAATAATTATAATATGAATGAAATAAATGTTAAAAAAACATTATTATCACCAGTAAAAATTATATATAAATATAAAAATGATAATAAAAAAACACAAAATTTAATATATATTTATGTAGGTAATGAAGGAAAAGAGTATAAAGATATATTTGAAAAAATTAAAAATCTTAATCTTTATGAAACATTTATAACATTATCTGTAAAAGATATAAAAAGATTAGAAAAAGGTTTTGGAAATAAATGGTTTTCATATTTTTTTAACACATATCATATAAGTTTTATTTTAGATAAAATTAAAACAGACAAAAAATATAAAAATAAAATTTTAGAAAAATATGATGAGAAATGGTTTAAAGATATTAATAATATTTTTAAATTAGATATTATTAATACTAAATCAAAATATTCATACAATGATTTTGTAAGAAGAGAATATAGAGAACAACAAGGAAAAAAATTAACAAAAATAGAAATTGATGATTTTTATGATTTAGATTTAAAAGTTTTAAATAAAACTGATAATATTCTTTATAAACAATTTGGAGGTGATGATAATGAAGAAGAAGATGACGATAATGATGTATATGAAGATTATAATGTAGATGATAATATATTGGATGATATAGAGGATATGGATATTATATTTGAAGATATAAAAATTACAAAAACTATTAAAAAAACAAATGATGAAATTTCCGAAATTTTTAATGAAAAATCATTAAAATGTAAAAAAAAGAATATGATTAGTTTTAATGATAAAGAAGATAATTCGTATGAAGATGAAAAATTAGAATATACATATGTTAAAGAATTTGTTTATTCACAATATATTTTTATGGATGATACAATTGAAAATATAAAAAATAAAATATCATCATCTATTTTAAATAATGATAAATTTGGCAAAAATAATTATTTAATACCATCAAGAATGTATTTATGGAGTGAATATATTAATAAAAATAATATTAATAAAGTTATGTTGTGTCATACATTTTCAAAAAATAATGAATTATTTGATATAAATATAGAACCAATTTCATTATATAATTATGAAAATTTAGAGGGTAAAATAGAAACATTAATTAATACATTAAAAAATTATGGTAAAAAAATTAGTTTAGTAAATAATGATTACAAAATTATATATGAATTTAATAATTATATTATGAATAATGAAATTTATTTATTAGATGTTTATAATGAATTGGGTATTAATTATTCAGGTTCAAACATTAAAAAAGAAAATTTAATAAATTCATATTTTAAGGTTTATTTTCCATATTTATCAAAAGGAACTATTTATAATATTTTTGATTATTTAAATAATGAAAATAATAAAGAAAATATATACATTGAAAATATTTTTGACACAATATATAATAATAACCTTTTAGAAAATGAAGTTACTGAATTAGTTGAAGAAATTAGAATTGATAATAATTCAATATATCAAAAAATATTTAAATACAATAACAATATTACACAATCCAATATGAAATGTTTTTTAGAAATTAATGATGAAATATTAGAAAAAGATAATATTGAAAAATTAAGTAAAATTAATATTAAAACAGGAAATTATGAAAAAATTACATTACCAACACTTGATTTATTTAGAATATTTAATGATTTCAAAACCAATAAAACTTATCCTTATATTCAATATAATGTTGCAAGTAGTGATATTATAATTAAATATGAAGAAGATTTTATGATTGAAAGTTCTAAAAGTAATGAAAGAATTAGTATGATACAAAAATGGTTTACAAGAGAAACCCCAGGTGTATCATTTAAGGTAAGAATTACTGATGAAAAGTTTATGAATGTCAATATTAATGAAATTGGTATGTTAGAATATAAATTAATGTTAAAAGAAAAAGATAATACAACATATGATGATTTACAAGAAATTCATAAATATATTATTAATTTAATAAAAGTAATAAATAAAAATTTAGATACTCATCAAACTAAGGTTTATATAAATATTCCACAAAAGAATGATTTTAAATTTAAGTTTTTAAATACAATTAAAAAATATGAATTCCCAAATAAAGAAAAAATAAATTATGAAGAATTAAAAGATTTTGCTAAACATTTTTATCCATATGTATCTTTAATTGTTAATGAAAATAAATCTGGAGCTTATTTATCTTTCAAAAGAGTTTCAAATTATATTATTAAAAGTTCTATTATAGATAGAATATTAGACCATCTAAAATATAAAAATTATAATGAAGAAAATTTAATAACAGAATTAATTAAATTATTTAATTTAACAAAAGAAAATGCAAAACAACAAATTGAAGAAATTAAAAATGCTTATGCTAAAAGAATTTCAAATTTAAAACAAAGTGATGAACTTAAAAAATATAAACCTCCTGGAACAAGAGTTGAACTTGTAGGACAAGTTGATAATCCAAGTAATTATAAAATCGATATTAAGGGAACAAAAGATATTAATGAAATGAATAATATATTATTATTTATTAATTCTTTATTGTGTCTGTATTATGAAATTTATATTAATAAAAATAAATCATATAATAAAATTAATAAAAAATTAAATGAATTAACTAAAATTGCTAAAAAAAGAAATTTAACGGATGAATTATATGAAAAAGATGAAGAGAAAAGTGATTTAAAAAAAGCAAAAGAATTAGATAAAGAAAGATTTAATTATACATCAGATGAAACTTCAGAAAGTTATTCAAGATTATGTCAAAATTCGGGTGAAAATAATAAAAAAAGACCTCTTATAATTTCTGATAAAGATGTTAATAAATTAATTAAAGATGGTTATAAATTAAATAAAAAAACAAAAAATTATGAAAAAAATGTTATATCTAAAAAAGATGGTAAAATCACTGTGAGAACTATTAAATTAGGTAATATATATTATACTTGTAATCCTAAAAATAATAACGAACATACATATATTGGATTTTTAACAAAAACAACAGCTCCAAATGGTCTTTGTTACCCTTGTTGTTTCAGAAAAGACCCTTTTAAGACAGAAGATGAATCTAAAATAAATTTTTATAAAAAATGTATGGGTGAAGAAGTTAAAAATAATGATAGTGTTAATAAACCACTTTCATCAGCGGATATTTTATATATATTACAAGATACAAATAAAATTACTGAAAAAAGAATTGGTTATTTACCAAAATTTTTAGAATTTTTATTTAACAATAAAATTAAAAATGAAATTGAAACTAAAAATTTTTATTTAACAAAAACAGGAGAAAATGGATATTATTTTAAATATGGTGTTGATGTAAATAATTATTCATTTATTAATTCATTAACTATTGTATTTGATATGAGTATTAATGAAATTAAAAATCACATAATTGAATTTATTAAAACTGATAAAAATGAATTACATTATATGAGTTTAAATCAGGGAGAAATTAGTGTTAAATATAGACAATATGATTTTATTAAATATTTAGAAAATAGTAATGAAATTTCATTTGATAATTTAAAAGATTTTCTTAAAATTAAAGGTTTATTTACTAAAAATGGTATTTATCCAATTGTTTTAAAAAGAATTGACAAATTTAATGAAAGCAAAACTGTTGAAGAATTTTATTTAGATTTTGATGATGAATTAATTGACGATCAAGAATATAATATACATCAAATAAAAAAAATGGATTTATTGGTTTTTATAAAAGATGGTAAATTTTATTATCCAATTATTAATATTAAAAAACCAGATATATCATCTAAAGAATTAAAAGAACCAATTGAAAAATTTATTGAAAATACTGAACTTAAAAATAATATTATTAAATTTGTTAATTTTATATTAGATGATATTAATTCTAATATTATTAATAAAACTAAAACATTAAAAGAAACATATTTATTGATTAATAGTTTAATTAAAAATAATAAAATTAATGATAGTTTTAGTATTGAATATCAAGTAATTGATAATCAATATAAAGCAAGATATGCTGTATTAAAAAATAAATTATTTGTTCCGGTTAGACCATCTGGTATTATTTCAAAAATACCTACAGTATGTTTAGGAATAAGTATGGATGGATGTTTTTCATATTCTAAATTTTTATCATTGAAAAAAACTATTGAATTATCCAATGAATTATATATAAATAGTGATAAAAAAATGAATATTAAAATAATTAGTTCTTTTTATGATAATAAAACTGAAAATGAAATTAATTGTTTAGGTTTAATAACATCAAATGATAATATGATTCCAATTGAGCCTGAAAAAGTTAAAAAATCATATTTAAAAGAAAATAATTTAACATATAAAGATATTCCTCTTGAATATGAAATGGATAAAAAATTACAATCATATGATAAAAATAACATAACACATATTGATAAGAGAATTAAATCTGTTAATATAGAAAAGTATAATCGTGAATCATATCAGTTATTTAGATTTGAATTTAGTTATTTTATTAATCTTGATAATAATGAAAAAAATAAACAAAAATTAATTGAATTAATTAAAAATAAAAATAAAAAAGAAATACAACAAAATATTTTATTAATATGCAATGATAATAAAAATTCATTTATTCAAACTATTAATGAAATACCTAATGTAAATGATTATAGAGTTAATAATCAAAGACTTTTATGTGAAAATTTAGATGCTAATGATTGTAAAGATAATAAACATTGTATTCATAAAAATAGCAAATGTTATTTTGCTTTAACTTCAGATAAATTATATGAATATATTAACAAATTAACTTCTGAAATTATTGAAAACAAAACTAAATTTATGGAAATTTTTCAAGAAAATAGTTATGTTTCTGATGTTGTAAAATATGATAATTATAATGAATATAAAGGAGAAAAAATTATTAAAATGGATTATACTAATATTGAAAGAACATTACATAATATTTTTGGTAAAACTAAAATTTCTAAAATTAAGAAAAAGAAAAAATATAAATCTTTTGAAAAAGATATGCTTGAAAAACAAATTAATAATCCTTTAAAAGACCTTAATACTTCATATATACAAAAAATTATAAATAATAATTATTCTATTTTAAGAGCATATGTTAATGGTTATTATTGGATAAAACACGAATTATATGAACCAAAAGATAAAAATCTTAAATATTATAGTATCAATCAAACTGAATATTTAAATTTATTTATATCATTTATAATTGATTGGCTTAATGATAAAGATAATAAAAAGATATTATTGAATATAAGCAATGAAGAAAAAAAAATATTACTTAAAAGTATTAATATTGATGAAAATTTTCAAAATCAAATAAATTTATTTATTATAAATATTATAAATAATAAAAATTCTAAAAATTATTCTATTTTAGAACTATTTATACTTAATAAAATACATAAAATTCCAATTGTTATATTATTTAATGGAATTGTTAAATATTATATTAACAACGAAATAAAAATAACAAATGATGTAAATTTACTTAATAAAAATAATATTTCTATTAATTTAGAAGATATTGTTAATAATCAAGCACAAAATATTGAAATAATTTATAATAAATAAAATAATTTATTTTTATTTTTATATTACTTATTTATTATGCCTGATGATAAAGAAAATGATATATTTATTGAATTATTAAATAAACAAAGAAAAGATATTAAAAATAATAAACTTGAATATAATGACTTAAAAAGAATATCAAATAAACTTGAAAATAGTATATTTGAAAAAAATACTTGTTCTTTATGGAACGGAACATATATTGAAATTAATGAAAATATTTACATTAACTTTTATTATAATGGTAAAAAAAAGTCAATACAAAGATTATTATATGAAAATTATATTGGAAATGATTTAAATTCACAATATATTAATTATTTATGTCCTAATAAGAGATTATGTTGTAATATCAATCATTTTAATATTAAAAAAAAAAAACAACAAAAAGAAAAAAAAACAAATAAAAAGAAAAATAAAGAAAAAGATAATGATAATAATAATCAACAAAAATTAATTTTAAATATTTAATTATATAATGGATAATAATAAAAAAAAATATGTAATAATATTTATAATATTTGTAATATTATATTATTGTTTAATTTATAATAAAAATATAGAAAATTTTAAAATCAAAACTGATAATGTTGATTATATAGATAAATGTAATGTTAGTAAAATTAATATTTCATATAATGATTGTAAGCATCTTTTAGATAAAAAAAGCAAATATCAAAAAATTGATGTATATAAACATCCAAAAATAGGTAATATATTAGTTATCGATAATGATTTACAAATTACTGAAAATGATGAAAAAAATTATCATGAAATGATTACACATGTTCCATTAAATTATTTTCCAGATGCTAAAAATGTATTAATAATTGGAGGAGGAGATGGAGGAACATTAACTGAAGTATTAAAACATAATAATTTAAAAAATATAATTAATGTTGAAATAGACCAAGAAGTAATAAATGCTTCAAAAAAATTCTTTCCTAATATTGGTAAATCATTTGATGACCCACGAGCAACTGTTTATATTGAAGATGGTAATAAATGGGTAAAAAATAATTCATTAAATAAAGAAATGAATAAATTTTTTGATGTTATAATATTAGATATAACCGATTTTGGTGCATCAGAAACTATAATTACTAAAGAATTTTTTATAAATATTAAAAAAATGATGAAACCAAATAGTGCTCTTGTTTTAAATTACGAATCATTAGGTTGGTATGAATCAGATTTAAAAAGTTTTAAACAAGATATGAATACATTTTTTAAAAATGCTTTTATTTATCAAATTTATCAACCAACATATCATAGTGGTCATTATTCATTTGCTTTTCTTTCTGATACAATAAATCCAATGAACCATATTATTAATTGGAAAAAATTTGATGATAAACAAATTAAAACTAATTATTATAATAAAGAAGTTCATAATTCAAGTTTCTCATTACCAAATAAAATTATTAATTTTTCAAATAATAAAAAAAAAGAAAGACTTGGATTATTAGTATCATTTGATATTGTTTGTAATGATAATTTTAGATTAAATAATTTAAAAAATATTAATAATTTTTTTAATGCTGTTTTAAAAACTTTTAATCTTAGTGAAGTAAATAGAATTCATCATCAATTTAATCCAGTTGGAATAACAATGATTTCTCTATTAAAAGAATCACATTTATCTATTCATACATGGCCTGAAAAAAATAAAGCATGTATTGATATTTTTACTTGTGGTAAATTTAGATATGATACAGATAAAATAAAAATGGAAACAATTATTAAAAAATTTTTTAATACTACAAAAATACGTATTAGACAAATTGATCGTGAAATATAAATATTTTTATACTAAACAACAAATATTGAAAACCACTATAATTAATTTTAAATATTTAATTATATAATGGATAATATTAATTTTGGTGGATTTCCAAATATTATAAAAATTAATAAAAATTATAAAGAAAAATTAGAATTTAAAAAAAAAGAAAATATTGATATAGATAATAAAAATATACTTTCAATTACTGATATAATTAATATTAAAAAAAAATAAATAATAAATATAAATATGTTTAATCAATTTAAAAGTGTTATTTTAAAACCTAATCCTAATTTATTTTATGAAATTATTAAAAATTCATTAGAATATTATGATAATTATTGCGTTAAAAATAATAAAAAACAAAAAAAAATATCCACTTATAAAATAAACAAAGATAATAATACTATTAAATTATATGATAAAAATAATGAATTATTATATAATGGTAAATTTCAAATTATTTTTACATTGGCTTATCCTAAAAACATAATTAAATGGGCTTATGAAAATTCATATTATAATAAAAATTCATATTATTCAAAACAAATATTAAAATGGATTTTTGAATTAGACACCAAATATGATTATTTAAGAGAAATGTTATTTGTTGAAAAAACAATTAGTTCTGATAAAAATGATTTTTCAACTTATATTATTATTTCTATTGTATATTATTTGTTAAAAAAACCTAATTTTTTTTATGTTAAAACTGAAATAAATAATAATGAATATTACGATTATATTTGTTTAACTGATAAAGTTAATTTTTAATTTTTTATATTTTAATATTATATGTTTAATAATATTATTCTTATAATTTTAATAATTACAGTTATTGTTTTATTAAATTATGAAGTTTATGAGTTTGAAACTTTTAATTGTAAAAATAACTCTAATATAAATATTAATATTTCTAATCCATCTAATTTTGATAATTGGAATTACGCTTATTATTTTCCATATAATAATTTATGGAATAGAAATTTATGGTTTAATCCTTTAAGAAGTAATATATGGTAAAATTTTTTATAATTATTTTTAAATAAAAATTGATTTATAATATTAATTTAATACATATTATAATGTCTTTATTTAATGTTAAAGGTGAATTAAATAATTATGGTTTCTGTATTAAAAAAAAAAAATATGATAAATCTTTAATAAAACAAATCAAAAATTATTTTACTATTAAAAAAGAAATTGGAGACCGTTTTATTAAAATTGTTAAATATCCACTGTATTATGAAATTGATAAATTTTTAGTTATTCCTAAATTCTTTTCAACTAAAAATATTGATATTGATGAAATTCAAATTGATAATATTAAATATAATAAAATACAATTTATAACCAAAAAACTTAATTATCAATATGATAATATTAAATTTAATTTCAAAGGTAAAATGCGTGATTATCAACAAGAATGTATTGATTTTATTACAAATTTGTTTAATAATGATGAAAAAATACCCAAAGGAGGTTTATTAAAATTTTCTTGTGGTATGGGTAAAACTTTAATGGCTATATATCTTTCATATATTTTAGGTGTTAAAACATTAATTATAGTTCATCTTGGTGATTTATTAGACCAATGGATTGAAAGAATTCAATTCTTTACTGACGCTACTATTGGTGTTATTAGACAAAATAAATTAGAATTAGATAAAGATTTTGTTATTGGTATGGTTCAAACTATTTGTTCTCGTGATTATAATCAAGATACTTTTAAAAGTTTTGGACTTGTTATTCTTGATGAAGTTCATCATTATGGCTCTCAATATTTTGGTAATATTTTAATGAAAACAAGTTTTAAATATACTATTGGATTAAGTGCTACACCTGTTAGAGAAGATAAAATGATGTATGTTATTAATTGGTTTCTTGGCGAAATTATTTATCAAATGAAAAAAAAGTTTGATTATAAAATTTTAGTAAAAAGAATACACTTTAAATCTAATAATCCATTATTCTCTGAAAAATTAAGAAAATATAAAGGTAGAATGTCTCCTGACACTGTTAAAATGCTTGGTGATTTAATACAAATTGAAACACGAAATACATTAATTATTAATATTATTAATTCATTAAAACAAAAAGGACGAAAAATATTTGTTTTTAGCGACCGTGTTGAACATCTTAAAACATTAAAAGAAGCCACTGATAAAATTATTGATGATAATAATGAACACCATATGTATAAAACTAATTATTATATGGGCTCTTGTAAAAAATTAGAAAGAAAAGAAGCTGAAAAAAATGGTGACATTATATTTGCTACACTTAAAATTGCTGAAGAAGGTATTGACATTTCAAGACTTGATACTGTTATTTATGCTTTACCCATTAAATTACATAAACGATTAGAACAATCCTCTGGCAGAATTTTACGATTAGAAAAATATGACGATTTAATTAATATTCCACTTGTTATTGATATTGCTGACGATTTAAGCTGTTTTCAAGGATGGACCAGAACCAGAAATACTTACTTTAAAAAAGAAGATTGGTTAGTTCAAGATTATTATTTTGAAGATGATAAATACCTTTTTAATGATAAAGATGATAAAACTCATGACCCTTTTAATTTAATCTTTAATAATATTGATGATGATGATTTCATTGAAAAAAATTTAATTAGAAATAATGAAACTAATGATAAAAAAATAGAAGATAAACCAAAGGAAGAAAAACCTATTGACGCTATGACATTACTTTATGGTAAAAAAAAATAAAAACTTTTTATAACTCTAAATTTAAATTATTTAATCTTTCAATATATGTTTTTAATAATTCATTAACTACATCTATTTCTCTTTTTTTATCTTCCTCTAAATTTATAGTATTTTCTAAATTTTCTTTCTCTTTTTGTAATTCCTCTTTCTGTTTTTCTAAATTTTCTTTTTCCTGTTGTTTTCTTTGTCTTTCAGCTTCTTCTTGTTGATTTTGTTGTTGTTGATTTGATTGTTGTTGATTTGATTGTTGTTGATTTTGTTGTTGTTGATTAGATTGTTGTTGTTGAGGAGGTTGTTGTTGATTAGATTGATTAGATTGTTGTTGATTAGATTGTTGTTTTTGTGATGATGATGGAGGAGATTGTTGTTGTTGATTAGATTGATTAGATTGTTGTGATGATTGTTGTTGTTGATTAGATTGATTA